TGTCAAAGGAGTGTAAACATTGAATGAAACTATCAAAACAAAAAAATCTCAAGCCAGAAGATTTATTTGAGAGAATCTATCTATTATAAAAGACATAGCTAAAATCTTTTATAGTTAATTTATGTCTGCAACCATAAATTGTTATCACTTAATATATGAAATCACATAAACGTATATTAAATGAGTGAAGAATTATACTGATATATTCTTTAACTAAGCTAAAGATCCAACAATATCAGAATCTTGTATCATTTGATTTGTTTCCCGTTCTTGTATTATTCTTTGCTTGTCTACTTCTATAAATGTAAACCCAGATATTTGATTTATCTGCATATTGATTGTTTGCTTTTCTTGTACTATGCCAGTCATCTTTCCAGCTACTTCAGCTATCTTAACTGCAGTGTATACTTCTTCTATTCTTTCAGATCCAATAACCATCTCATTGGCTCTATCAATAGCTGAATGCACAAGTGATTTAAGCTTACTAGCTAATAATATATTGTCCTGTTTAAATATCTCTTCTGGTGTTAATTCTTCCATTTTTTCTATCCTATTTTATTTTTATGGTATTATTATATCAAAAAAGGACAAATATGAACAATACTTTGAAGATGATACCAGTTTCTATTATGCAGAAGATAGCAAACAGTCAAAATAAAAGAAGATTAGCTGATGCTAGGGAAACAATATGGATTCAAAAAGATACCAAGAATGCTTTGCTTGTTATAAAGCAGATGAACGGTATATCTAGTGTATCTAATGTAATAGATTTGTTGTTATCAATGGTATCTTTAGAACAATATAGTGATCCAAAGAACACTGAAGCTTTACTCCGAGAGTCTAGAATAGAAATAGCTAAAGGTGGAACACCAAGAACTGTAATATTAGATGGAAAAGAGTTTTATAGTATAAATTCTGCTGCTAAATTCTATAAATGTGCTCCAATGACAGTAAGAAATAGGATAAATGATTTAGTGTCTACTAAATGGAAAGACTGGAACTTTGCAAACGAAGATATTGAATTAAAATATAGTAAACATAGGGTAATAGAATAATGGGTGGTGTTCTACAACGAGAGGTTTTGAAGCATCAGTTAGCCATAATCAACAGTAAATCTACATATCCAGCCTTAGTATGCGGATTTGGAGCTGGTAAGTCAGAAAGTTTAGTTATGAAAGCACTAAAGCAATTATTTGAAATACCTAATGCATACATAGCAATATATGAGCCAACAGTCGATCTTATTAAAAAGATTATGTATACAAGATTTGAAGAGATTCTAGGCAATACAGGGTTGATGTATAAGCTAAATAAGTCAGAGGGTATACTTACTGTTGAAAATGTAGGAACTATCATTTTTAGGTCGTTAGAGAATCCAAGTAGGATTATTGGATACGAAGTACATCATAGTCATTGTGATGAGCTTGATACTCTTCCAGAAGATAAAGCAGAAGAAGCTTGGATGAAGATAATATCTAGGAATAGAAAAAGAATACCTAATGGATCTAAAAATACAGTTAGTGTTTATACTACACCAGAGGGGTATAGGTTTGTATACAAAAGATGGTACAAACAAAGGAATGAAAATATTAGAGAAAAAGGTTTCAGCGATTATGAATTGATACAAGGTAGTACATATGATAATCCATTCCTTCCAGAAGATTATATTAGTAATCTAGAATCATCATATCCTCCAGAACTTATTAAAGCATATCTGAATGGACAATTTGTAAACCTTGAATCTGGACAAGTATATATAGATTTTGATATGGAAAAAAATCATACCAATGCTATGCTTACATCTGAAAATGAACCAGTATATATAGGGCTGGATTTCAATGTTGGTCATATGTCAGCAGTATGTATGGTAGTTAGAGGAAAAGATATATTTATAGTAGATGAAATATGTGATAAAAGAGATACGCCAAGTATGGCATTAGAAATAAGAACAAGATACGATGGAAGATTAATAACTGTATTCCCAGATGCTTCTGGTAATAGTAGAAAAACAGTTGATGCAAGTAAATCAGATATTAGTTTGCTTAGGGAAGCTGGATTTACAATTAATGCACCTATGAAGAATCCACCAGTAAGAGATAGGATTGTTACAGTTAATACTTTGTTCTGTAATTCAAAAGGTGAAAGAAGACTAAAAGTAAATACAAATATATGTAAAAACTTAACTGATAATCTAAATGAACAAGCCTATGATGATAATGGAAATCCAAGAAAGTCAAACAATGTAGATCATATGCTTGATGCACTTGGATATGTTTGCCATAGAAAATTTGCTGTTGCAAGACCTACTGGCGTTACCACAAGAATGAGATTCTGATATAATTTAGAAAAAATAAAAGGAAACAATTATGAGTATAATGACACAGTCAAGCGATAGTGTTAGCTTTAAGCATCCAGAATATCTAGCATATATGCAACAAATTGCAAAGTGTAAAGATATTTATGAAGGTATTGATACTGCTAAAAGACATTTATATAAGCTTGAAAGAGAAAGTGATTTAAGTTATAACACAAGACTTGAAAATGCAACATTAAAGAACTTTGTAAAAAGAGCAACTGAAGCATTTGTTGGAATGATATATAGAAAGCATATAGAAACAACTGGACTTAATGATGCAATGATTGAGATATTAGATTCTGTAGATAGAACTAATAACATAAATAAATTTGCAAGAGATTTAACTACAAGTGTTGTTGTAAGTGGTAAAGCATTTATTGCCGTAGATAGTTCTGTTGATGGAACTGGATTGCCTTATGCTGTTATATATGATAGAAGCCAAGTAATAAACTGGAATAAAGATAGCAACGGAAGATATACTAGAATAATTGTTCAAGAAGCAGTTGAAGAGCCAAGTGGTGAATTTGGTGTTGAATATGTTAATCAATATAGAGTTTATAAAGAAAATGGAAATGTTGATATATATAGAGAAGTAAATTCTGCTATTGTACTTATAGATACTATTATTACAGAGTATGACTATATTCCAATTATTGCTATAGATCTAAGTGATGTTCCACCATTATATGATGTAGCTAAAATGACTATTAAGCATATGAATAGAAGTTCTATCAAAGATAAGTATTTAGATATGGCTGCTACTCCAGTACCTTTAATTTGGGGAATAGGAATAGATGAGTCTGTTGGATCTGGAACTAAACCAGTATTTGTTGTTGGTGCTGACGAAGCATTCTTATTTCAAGGTACAAAAGATGAATGTGATTTCCAATGGAGAGAGCTATCTGGATCATCAATAGATAAGCTACAAGAAGACTTAAGTGTTATAGAGGAAGATATTACTTCTGGAATAATAAGAGCTGCCACAAGTGACACTACAACTATCAAAACAGCTACTCAATCATTCTACGAAGCAGCAGAAAGTGCAAATAGAGTTACAGTAATAGCACAATCAGTAGAACAAGCTTTAAATAAAATGCTTAGCTACCTAGCTGATATTGCTAATACAGAAATAGATCCAACAGCTGGAATAATTGTAAATAAAGACTTTAATGCTGTAACTGGAAACAATCAAGACCTTAGATTATTATGGGAAGTATATTTAGGTGGAACATTATCTGCTGAAACATTTATAGCTTCACTTGCTAAATATGAAGTTATAGATATTGGATCTGTTAGAGATGAAATTGAAAGAATAAATAAAGATAAATTTTTACCTAAGCCAAAAGTAGCTCCAGATGCAACAGTTACTGCTATGGATAACAATACAGTTAGTGCTAATAAGAAAGCTAATATAATTAAGTAATTTCTTTTTTATGTTATACTTTTATTAGTAATGGTGGATTCCATTAAATAAATGAATGATTGGAGAAAGATGGATGTCTTTAGAAGTATTAGAAAAGTTTGCTTTAGAAAGCAATAACGATGAGTTAATTGGTGCAGTAAATAGCGTAAAAGAATCTTACAAAGGAAATGTTGAAAGACTTTCTTTTCTAGAAAAAGATATGCGAACAGCTGTACAAAAAAGAGATGATTTGAAAAGCCTTGTTAAACATAAACTTGGTGTTGAAGATTTAACTGAAGATGCATTAGATGGATTTCTAACTAAAGTTAAATCAGGGTCTGATGAAGTATCTAAGAGTGAGATTAAGAATCTTTCTTCTATGGTTGAAATGTTAAAACTTGAAAAAGAATCAATTGCTAGTAAATATTCTGAAACATTGAATGGATACAAGATTGAGAAACAATTAACATCTTTAGGAGCAATAGAAGAAACAGAAGGTTCTAAAGCTTATGATATAGTTCTAAATGAAGTTAGACAAAATGCTAGTTTCGATGAGGATGGAAGAGTTATCTTTAAAGCAAATGATGGTACTACTATAAGAAATGCAGATGGTAGTCCAATGTCTTTAGCTGATAGATATAATCAATTAAAGGATTCAGAAGAGCTTAGCTTTCTTTTTAAAACAAAGAGAACTAAAGCTGGAAGTTCCGCTACTGGTGGCAAACCTTCGAACAAAGTTACAAGTCTAGATGGCTTGAATGATGATCAAAGAAGAGCTTTATTTGTACAAGATCCTGCGTTGTTTAGACAATTAGCTGGATTGAAATAATAAAAAAAAAAGAGGTAAATTAATATGGCAGCAACAAGATTAACAGATGTTATAATCCCAGAAATATATATGTCTTATCAGGCAGTAAACTCTCCTGAAAAAACAGCAGTATTTACAAGTGGAATCGTTACAAGAAGTGGACTATTAGATAGTCTTGCAGTAGATGGTGGAAACACTTTCAATATCCCATTTTGGAAAGACATTGAGTCTGGAATAGTTCCAAACTTAGGTACTGACAATCCAGCAGATTTAGCTGTTGCAAATAAACTTGCTACTGCAAAACAAGTTGGTAGAGCTGCTTACTTAAATCAATGGTTCTCAAATGCAGATCTTACAAGCGAATTAGCTGGTTCAGATGCAAACAGACAAGTTAGAAATAGATTTGGTTCATACTGGACTAAACAATGGCAAAAAAGATTACTTGCTACTACAGTAGGTATTATTGCTTCTAATAAAGTAAACAACAGTGGAGATATGGTAAAAGATGTTGCTAGTAACTCAATTTCTGGTCAATCTGCTTCTACTAAATTCAATAGAGATGCATTTACTGATGCTGTATACTCAATGGGTGATGCTGCTTCTGAATTAGGTGCAATGGTTGTACATAGTGCAGTTATGGCTCAAATGGTTAAAAATGATGACATCGTTTACATTCCAGATTCAATGGGTAGCTTAAGTGTTCCTACTTATATGGGTGTTAGAGTAATTGTTGATGATAGTGCTACAGTAACTGCTGGTACAACTGATGGTTTCAAATATAACACTCTTATCTTTGGTCAAGGTGTATTTGGTTACGGTGAAGGTTCTCCACTATATCCTGTTGAAACAAAAAGAGAAGCGTTACAAGGTAATGGAGCTGGTGTTGAATACATTGGTGAAAGAAAAACTTGGTTATTACATCCATTTGGTTTCAAAGATGTTGGTACTCCAACTGGTCTTTCTTATTCAATCGCAGAACTTGCAACTGGTGCAAACTGGGAAAGAGTTGTAGAAAGAAAATCTGTTCCATTCGCTTGTCTGGTAACTAACTAATCTAAGAGGGTCTTCCTCTTAGAATATAAGGAAACAATATGGCAAAGATTAAAACTGAAGAAGAACTACCAAAAGATGAAGTAAAAGTGGAAACACCAAAACTTAATAAAGATGGATTAGTTCCTAATTCTATTGTTAGTGATGAAGACTATAGAAGACTTATCGCTAAACAAAACAAATAGTTTTTGAGAATCCTCTTCGGAGGGTTCAATTAAGATTATACAAGGAAAGCATAATGACATACAAAGAAGATGAATATAATATACAAGCTAGAACCAATGATAACTTTAGACTTTCAGTTAATGTTGGAATGGATATAACAGACTATACTCCAATAATGAAACTTAAAGTATCTGACACTCAAATCATAGACTTTTCTTCATATATAGATAAAACTGACAGTGAAAACATTTCTATTGATATAAGTGCATCAGCGTTAGCAGCAATTGGAGATATTAAAGCTAGATATGATTGTGTATTAGATATTGGATCTGGTAATAAAGAATTCTTATTTGGTGGCTTTATGACAATAACTTCAGGAGTATCATAATGGATAACTCTATAGTAGTAAATCAAGCAAAGAATTTTATTACTGCTAACGAAGATTCAACACAGATAGTTCTAAATAAAAGCACAAGCAATATTGTAATATCTGATATGGGTATGAAAGGTCAAGATGGATTATCAGCTTATGAAATAGCAGTTGAATATGGATTTGTAGGTACTGAAGCAGAATGGATAGCACAAAATGAAATAGATCTAGCTTCTAAAGTAGACAAGACTGATATAGGTAGCACTAGCACAAACTATGTTAATATATTTTTGTATAATATGTTAAATTAAAACAAAAAAGGATTTACTATGAGTTTAGATGGAAACTTACAATTAGGATTTCAACAAGTAGCAACTGCTATGAAATTAAGAATATTAGCATCTGAAAAAGGTGCTAATAATGGTGTTGCAACATTAGGTAATGATGGTAAAGTACCATCAACACAATTACCAAGTTATGTAGATGATGTAGTTGAATATGCAAACTTAGCTGGTTTTCCAGCATCTGGTGAAACAGGTAAAATATATGTTGCTTTAGATACAAATGTTGTTTATAGATGGTCTGGAACTGTTTATGTAAAAATTACTTCAGGTGAAGTTTCAAGTGTTGCTGGTAGAACTGGATCTGTAGTTTTAACTAAATCAGATGTTGGATTAGCTAATGTAGACAATACTAGTGATGCAGATAAACCTGTTTCTACTTTACAAGCAGCTTCTATTGCTACTAAAGCACCAATAGCTTCACCTACATTTACTGGAACAGTATCTGGTGTAACTGCTACTATGGTTGGATTAGGTAATGTAACAAATGAATCTAAATCTACAATGTTTGCTTCACCAACATTTACTGGAACAGTATCTGGTGTAACTAAAACTATGGTGGGATTAGCTAATGTTGATAATACTACTGATGCTTTAAAACCAGTATCTACTGCTACACAAACTGCTTTAAATCTTAAAGCTGATTTAGCTAGTCCTACTTTTACTGGAACAGTTGGTGGTATTACTAAAACAATGGTAGGTCTTGGATCTGCAGACAATACAAGTGATGCTAACAAGCCAGTTTCTACTGCTACTCAAACAGCACTTAACTTAAAAGCTAATCTTGCTTCACCTACATTTACTGGCACTGTTGCTGGTATTTCAAAAGCAATGGTTGGATTAGGAAATGTAGATAATACATCTGATGCAGCTAAGCCAATAAGTACAGCTACTCAAACAGCTATTACTACTCTATCTGATAATGTAGGAGCAACTAACACTGATTATGTTGCAGTATTTAACGCAGCTCTGGTATAACAACTATGAGCTTAAGTACAGGTATATCTTCTTTATCTACAGCAGTTGGTGCAAAGATAAAGGAAATAATAACAACACTATCAGGTAAACAAGCAACTTTAGTTAGTGGTACTAATATTAAGACTATAAATGGTAGTTCAGTTCTTGG